AGTTCAGCTTTCAGCGCCGAGTCACTGTCACCACCAAAAAGGGCAGTAAACCGTGACAGCAGTGACTTTGCTTGGGGTTCCGTCACCTCGACTTCGGGAGCTTGTGGCTCAACCTCAGTTTCAGCATCCGCATCAACAGGAGCGATAGGCTCAACTGGCGCGTTTGCAGTTTCGTCCACAGGAGCGACCTCTGGAGCGGTTTCGGAATTGGCTTGGAGAGACTTGGGTGTCATCTTAAATTTGCGCGAGTCAAAAGCGCGTGCGCTGAGAGCGACGGCACCGATCAGCTTGTCAGCAAATCCACGCTCTACCGCTTCCTTGCCGTCCATCCAGGTCTCCGCGCTCATCATCTCGCGGATCTCGTCCTCGTCGTTGCCAGTGCGGGATGCGTAAGCGTTGACGAGTCCATTGCCGAGCTTGTCGAGCAGGTCGGCGGTGTCGCGCATTTCTTCAGCGTCGCCAACAGCTAATCCCCACGGATTGTGAATCATGATGTAAGCGTTCTCCGGGATCTCAACCGTATCAGCCGCCATCAGAATCACCGAAGCCATCGACGCGGCAAGCCCTTCGACGCGCGCGGTGATCTTAGCCTTGGAGTTTTTCAGGCTGTTGTAAATCGCCCAGCCATCCAGCACATCGCCGCCGGGAGAGTGAATGCTAAGGTTGATCTCGTCCAGCTCGCCCATGCCGCGAAGGTCACGCATGAATGCAGATGCGGAGACGCCCCACAATCCAATCTCGTCGTGAATGCTGATGTCTGCCGCCTTGGGCTTGTCACTCTTGGCTTTGATCTGATACCATGTCTTGTTGCTCATTTTGATCCTCCTGGATGTCGAGTTGCTTCTGTTTGAATCCGTCTAATGCGCCTTCTTCAAGTCCCATTTCAGATTCGATTTCTCGGCGGCGTAAAATCTCCCGCGCCTTCTGCATCTCCACGCTTTCCCAGTCGCGGCCTTTGCGTGCGTGGTAGTCATTCAAGCTCATCACGCCTGCGTCTAACTGCTCAAGCTCAAGCCGCCCTTCGCGGCCACGGTCAATGGTTAGGTCAGCCTGCGGAATCCACTCAGCCCACCACCAGTTCGCCGGCGGCGGTGGAAGTTCGCCATTCTTTACGGCTTTGGCGATGAAGTAGGTGTAGAAGCGTTGGCAGGCCTGCTTTAGTCGTGCCTGTTCATGCTCAATCCAGCGCTGAGTCTCGGCCATCAAGTAGCGCTGGCTTGGCCCTGTTTGTTTCGCTAAGTCCCAGAGCACCTCTGGCGACAGACCCACGCCCCATGCGATGTCACGCACAAGCCACTCAAGCAGCATCATCTGGTTAGGATGCGGTCTGCCGTCGTGGATGACGGACAGCGCTTCGTTCTCCATGAGCTGCGCCACCATGCCGCCTTCGCGCATTTGCTCAATATTAATGGTGCTGCCGCCTGTGCTGCGAGTTGTGACAGCGCTAGCAAAGCCCTGTGGACCGTTGCCGCCCTTCATGGTGCGAACAAGGCCAACTTGATTAGCCATTTTGATGCCGTGCTTAACGTCGGCGGTGATTTCGGCACTGTCCTGGATGTTATTCAGGGCGTGAGCGAGTGCGGATATTCCGCGCACTTGTCCCGGCCTCTCAAAATCGGCATAAAAGATAGCGTTATCCGCCGATACGCTCGTTGCTTGGCTTGGATTGCTAACATCGACAAGGTTGTATGCAACGTGTCTGCCGAATTTGTCGAGAAACACGCCGTCTTGGGCTGTTTTGCTCTGTCCGCTGGCGATTTGGTGGGATTCATAGAAGATGATGCGTGCGGTTTTGGATTCGGTTTCGCTCAGGACAGAAAGCGAGTCGCCGTCTTTGATGCGGAGACGGGTAAGCGCAATTTGCCACTGGAAGAAGTCCATTTTGCCTGCCCTGTCGAACACAAACGGCGTGCCGGCGCGTTCCTCGAATAGCTCCTCCGCTAGCCGGTTAAACTCACGGTCTGGAGTCGCGGCTTGTGGCTTGAGATAGCCGACAAGATTAGCAACGCCGTTCACAATGCGACGAGCAAGGCCAACGTCTGCATACATTTTGCGCGCCTTGCGAAGGATGGTGATCCTATCGCCGCCTGTTAGCTCTTTGGACGTGTCCAGCGTGCCCCAGTTGATGTAAGCGCGGCGCGGAGACCACTGAGCGGCGTCAAAGTTCGTCAGTGCATTGATGCCTGCCGCTGCTGGTTTTCTATTGCCACGTCGTCCTCTACTCATGTTCCGAAGGTGCGGGTTGAAAAGTCTTGGCTGAACCACTTGTCATTGTAATCCGTCGTGCCGTTGAGTTCGTTAATGGCCTCTTCGATGCGTCGGAGCCATGTTGCGCGCTCATCTGGACTGATGCTGATGCCCGTAGCGCTCCCGGCGCGGGAGGATTGGCTTGTGATTTGCACAACGTCCTGGATGCGTCCCGCTTCTGCTTGCAGGATGGACAATTCAGCCGCCTCCAACTCGGAGACGGTGAACCACTTGACCAATTTTCGCACCCATATGTCAGACGACGCCATCGACATTGCGAGGGAGTCAAAAAATAATTCACATTTGCGCTTGCATACCGAACTGCTTGGGTTATTATTAGGGGTCAACGAAACACTCAACTCACTAAATATATGAACCTGTTCAAGAAACTGCTCACCACCCCAGCAACCCCAACTCCAACACGCGAAGAACTGGACGCCATCTATGGCACCCGAGAAGAACAAGATGCCATCTATTATGCTGAATGCAGCGCCCGCAGCGCAGCGATGATGAAAAAGGTGGAACAACTCCACATCCTTCGTCGGGCAAAAATCGCGAGCCTGAAAAGCCAAGTAGCGACAAATGAACTTTATGCTGCAAAATGCACGCGCCCTCTAGTCATCAATCAGCACCTCGCTGCTGCTGCCCGCAAAATGACGCTCATCGCGAAGCTAGAAACCACACCAGTATGAACCGCGCCGCACAAGAACTAGGTCGCCTCGGAGGGCTCAAAACCTCCGAGGCGAAGGCCGCCGCCGCAAAAGAGAACGGTAAAAAAGGCGGAAGGCCGCGCAAAACTCAAACATCGCTTTCAGCCTCTGGCGGCGCAGCCCCAAACTGATGCGCCACAAGCCACCACGACAAGACCGCTGAGAGCTTCAAAGCGTCGGCGTAGTGGTCATGCGCCAGCTTCTTCCACTGAAGGGGCTGGCGTTTGTGTTTTGCCATGATTAGCGCCATGCCAGAAAGCCCCATAATGAAGTCTGGCCCAATGTCCTCGGGAAAGTGCAGGAGCGGCGGGAGTCGCTTTTGCACCCTGTCCAGCCAGAGCGCGCATTTGATTCTGAAATCGACGTAGCTGGTCAGCATGAGTCCGGGCCAGTCGTTGATTTGGGACTGGTTGAAGGTGCCGAAGGCTTTGTCATTGCCCCTGGTCGGCCAGAGCTTGCCGCCGCTCATGGCGCAGATTTTGTAGATTCGGTCAGTCGCCCAGGCTGAGTCGATCAGACCGCCGCTGATGCCCACTGTTTTGCCGCTCGGCATGGCGTATTGCTTGGCGCCAAGTCGAAGCAGATCCTCGGGCGCGATGACTTCGCCGTAATCAATCACCCAAGCTTCGCCCGTTTTCTCGACCGCGGTCACGACGTAATGAGTGGACTTCTCGCCGGGGTCAGCGCCGATGCTGATATAAGCGGGATCTTCGACGGGGCAGTCACCGAGGCGGTAGGGAGCGCGAAGGCTGAGAATGTCCTCGTCCTTGACGGTCGCGCTGCGCTCCTCCCACGGCAGCGCCAAGGTCGAGTTGAAGAAGTCCTGAAGGATGCTGGTGTCTGATTGCGCGTCCAACCACTTCACTGCCAGCGTGCCGAATGCACAGGAGCGCCACGGAGCGTAGAGGGAGCTAAGGTGATACCCGACGCGCCCAGGCTCGGCATTTGGGTTGGTCGAGATCCACTTCCCGCCGCGAAGCATCTTGGTTTTGTGGCTGTCGGTGATCTTCCCCTTGCACTCCTGGCACTCGTAATGGGCTGTGACGCGAACTCGTGCCTTGTCCCATTCGTCCTCCTTTTTGTCCTTGTCATACCACCGCACCTGCGACCACTCCAAGCGGATCAACTCGGAGCAGTGTGGGCAGGGAACCATAAAATAACGCTGGTCGGTGCGAAGGAACTCTTGCCATACCGTGCCGCTGTCTACGGTGGGTGTGCTGGTCTTGACGCGCAGCGGGTTGGTGAAGCTCTTGGTGCGGTTTTCTGCGAGCTGGAGCGCTGATGCTTCGTTGCCTCGCTGGGTCGCGAACTTGTCCACTTCGTCCATGATGAGCAGGCCGCAGGGGCGGGAGGCAAGGTTCGCCGGCGAGTTACTGCCGACGAACGCAAGACCGGCGGCTGTGAAGTCTTGGCTCAGTGCCGTGATCTTGCGTGGCGATGGATGCTTGAGCGCTCGGAGTGGGCCGCAGTCGTCGACCATTGGAAGCCAGCGAGTCTGCGAAAATGACCGGGCGAGATCCTCGGACGGCATAACCCACAATCCCGGCAGTGGTCGGTGGACGTAGCGCCACGCCGTGCCCACCATGATTGTGTTTGTCTTGCCTGTCTGCGTGCCCCAGCAGAGCACGATGTCGGAGTTTCGATCATTGGCGAACATCTCCAGCGGCTCTCGGACGTAGGGCGTCAGGGCGGTTGAGTATGGCCCTTCGTTTTCGGTCTGGCGGATTGATAGAACGATCTCATCTTCGGCCCATTGCCACACCTTACGGTTGTCGCGTGGTGCGAAGCAGGCGGCGAAGGATGCAGCAAGGGATTCAATCACGGCAGCACGGACGGTGCCGTCGATAAGGTTTTAAACAGCGACTCATCGCGCCAGCGCTCAAGCTGCTCGCGCGCGTGGTCAGGATCTGAAGGGTTGACCTTGGCGGCGAGCGCCCCCGGCATGGAGTCAATGAGGCCACGGAGGCGGGCAAGGAAGGCGGTAAAGGTGGACTGCGCGGCTTGGGTCGTGATCGTGATCTTGTGCGCCTCTCGGAGTTTAAGGACTTGGGAGTGGAGGCTGGGATACTGCTTAGCAATGGCTTGATGGACGGTCAGCCATTTGCGAGAGTCGTCGGCTAGTCCTTGCTGCCAGAGTGTCTCGGCGTTCTCTTTGGCGAAGTTGCGGAGTTCTTCGACTTCGGCAAGGTAGCGCTCGGCTTCTTCGACGGTGGCTGCTTGGCGGATTCGGGCGGCTTTCTTTTCGGTGGCTTCGGGCGTGTCGGGGAGCGGGTTGGCTTTGTCGGATGCGCGGCCCCCTCGCTGGTTGCGGGTGTTGGCATCGCGCCAGTCCTCGGCATCACTGATGCTGGTCAAGGGCATACCCTTCTTGACCAAGTGATGCACGGCCACACGGGAGACGCCCCAGAGTTTGGCGAGCTTGGTTTGGGTTAGTTGCATAGCGGGAGAAATATTTGGCACTCGCCCCGCTTGTTGCCTTCCTTGATGTTCTGGATTGCTGGCAACGGTCGAAGGTTTTGCCAGTTCCAGGCGCGGCGTTGATCGTCTGGGTTGCTCATGTCGAAGTATGAAAGCGGCGTGATGTGATCGACGTGCCACGCGCTACCGTAGTTGTCCCAGGTAATCCCGCGCTTGAATTGCTTTTCAATGTGGATGGCGAGTTCTGCGCCAGTGCAGCCGATTAACTCAAAGGTTCGCCCGTCCTTGTTTGCGTTGCGGCGCTTCATCGACATCATTACACGAGCGCGGATGGCGGATTCGAGTCGGAGCTTTGGATCTTCGCGTTTGCGCTTACTGAATGCGCGGCTTGATCGGAGTTGTTTTGCTTTGTGCTGGCCGGAGTCCTTGACGCGCTCGTAATACTCCTTGGCGTATTGGCGCATTTGCTCGCCTTTGGATTGGTAAAGCGACTTGTTGTAAACACGCTTGTATTCGTCTCTACACTTATCGGAGCAGGTTTGTTTATTTGCAGTTCTTGTCCCGCAAATTTTGCACGACTTCCATGCGCCGACGCCCCGTGATCTTAAGGTGCATTCATGCGAGCAATACTTTTGTCGATAGTGGACCTTGTTGCACATTGGGCATCCCTTAAGCTCGCCCATAAATCGCATTGAGAGAGGTGTTGGGGTGGCGCTCAATCGCGGCATGTGGAGTGCTAGTGACTCAAGAAAGTTAACCGGATTCATTAAATTACAGTAATTTTAGGTTTGTATCGGAAGATTGCTTAAC